AATATGTGGGCGGATTGCACGAATTGAAAAAAGAACTATTGGAACATGATAACAATTAAAAAATTAAATTGGAGTAATGCTTTTAGTTATGGAAAAGATAATGTCATTGATTTTGTTGCTTCACCACTAACACAGTTAGTGGGTCGTAACGGCCACGGCAAAAGCTCTATTGCTCTTATTTTAGAAGAAGTATTATTTAATAAGAATTCAAAAGGCATTAAAAAAGCAGATATTTTAAATAGATACGTAAAAGACAAAACTTATACTATTGAACTTGACTTTGAACGCGATGGTGTAGAGTACACCATTAAAACATCGCGTGGGGCCGCTCAAACAGTTAAACTATATAAAAATACTGTAGATATAAGTGCGCATACTGCTACAGCAACTTATAAAATGATTGAAGATATTCTTGGATTTGATCATAAAACTTTTGCACAAATTGTATACCAATCAAATGCTAGCAGTTTAGAATTCTTAACTGCTGCTGATACAGCACGTAAAAAGTTTTTAATTGAAATACTGAATCTAACTAAGTATACTCGCGTACAAGAAATATTTAAAGATGTAGCTCAGGAGTTGACCAAAGACATTGCGTCAGCACAGTCACAAGTTAACACAGTTAATAGTTGGTTAGATAAATATTCTAAGATGGATTTATCTCACAAAGACTATTGTGAAGTACCTGTGCTAGAAGATACTTTATTGACTGAGGCTTCGGAACTTGATAGCCAAATACGCGGGCTAGACTCCACAAACAAAAAGATTACTCAGAATAATACTTATAAACAGATACAGTCCGGTATTAAACTATTTCCACTACCAGAAAATCCAGTAGACACGGTTAGTGGTTTAAATCCAGAAATTAAACAATTAAACACTAGTTCTATTGAGTTAACCAAATCTGTGAAAGACTCAGACGCTTTTATTAAAAAGATAGGCGCTCTACAAGGTACGTGTCCTACTTGTTTACAAGCTATTGACAAAGAAAAAATTGCCACTTTAGTAGCTGAACAATATGCTATAATAGTGAATGCCTCTGAAAAAATAGCTAAAATTAACACGCGACTAGCTGAAATAGATACAATTGAGCAAGAGTTTACTATTAAAACTGCGGCATGGAAATCAGCAAATAAATCACGAGATGAGTGGGAAAAGTATCATCAGCTAATTAATCTTGAATTACAAGAAGATTTGCTTGATAAAAACGAATTAGATTCTAAGTTTACAGCACTTCAAACAGCGATTGCTAATATTAAGTCAACCATTGCTATAGCAGAAAAGAAAAATGCTAGTGTTAGTGCTCATAACGCTAAAGTAGAAACTATTAGTAGTCAACTAACAGAAATGAATGCAGAACTTGAAGTTTATAGTTCAAAACTGCATGAATTATCTGAAAAAATGTCTATAACTAACGTGTTAACAAAGACATTCTCAACTACTGGTTTAGTAGCTTATAAAATAGAATGCTTAGTAAAAGACTTAGAAGAAATTACAAATAAGTATCTAATTGACTTATCTGATGGTAGGTTTCAAATAGGGTTTAAAATATCTGCTAGTGACAAACTAAATGTAGTTATCACTGATAATGGCAAAGATATTGAAATCTTAGCTCTCTCTGGTGGTGAAAAAGCCAGAGTTAACGTGGCAACTTTATTAGCTATCAGAAAGCTAATGCAAACTTTATCTAGTTCAAGAATTAACCTTCTAATATTAGATGAAACTGTCGAAACGCTAGACGTTGACGGCAAAGAAAAACTAGTAGAAGTATTGCTCAGAGAAGAGCATTTAAATACTTTCCTTGTTTCACATGGATTTACCCATCCTTTGCTGGAAAAAGTAAATGTACTGAAACGCAACAACATCTCACAAATAGAGGTATAATATGATTTTAGAAGAAATTGACGGTAGTGTAACCTGTACTGTTACTCGCGAAAACGTTGGTCAAGTACAGCTTAGCCCTGGTGACTATTTCAGTGATCACGAAAGTGCAACACTAACAGTAGTTGGTAATGGAAAAGTTATAGTACGAGTTGACCCTAACTGTACTTTTGAAGTACCTGGCGTAAAGGCTGCGGAAGAAGAAGTGCCGGCACCTGTAGCTCAAGAAGTAGTTGTAGCTGATACAGTTACTGCTACAGCAGAAACACCTGTTATTGTTTTTCCAACAAAAACAGCTGAATAATGGTAGACAGTAGAGCAAAAGGTGCTCGCACTGAAACTGTAGTACGTGATGCTCTTAAAAAACATACAGGTTTAGCATGGGAAAGAGTACCTGGATCAGGTGCTCTTGACCCTAAACATCAACTTAAGGGCGACTTATATGTGCCTGGTAGAACTAACTTATGGTGTGTAGAAGTAAAAGGCTACGCAGAAGACCATGTTTCAAGTGCTCTATTAACGGGTAAAAGCCCACAATTAATAGAGTTCTGGAAACAGTCAGTGCGTCAAGGTCACCAAGTAAATAAAAAACCACTACTAATATTTAAATTTGACCGATCAAAGATATTTACGGCATTTTTAGATATGCCTAGTAGTAATTACAGATATATATTTGTAAGCATCGACGAACACGAACTATATGTTGCACTGCTAGAAGACTGGTTAGTCAATGAGCAACCACAATTTGTAACTTGAAATTATTAGTAAATTAAGTTATAATACATACTAATAAACAATAAATTAACACTAAAATGAGCAAAAGTTTTCAACAAGTTACAGCACAAGAAAATACACTAATGGTTGTGGATGCACTAAACTTAGCTTTTCGCTATAAACATAGCGGCGCTACCGATTTTGCTGAAGACTACCTACGAACAGTAATTAGCCTACAAAAAAGCTATAAAGCATCAAAAGTTATTATAGCTTGCGATCAAGGCTCATCAAGCTACCGTAAAGCAATTTATCCACAATATAAACAAAATCGTAAAGACAAATTTGAAACTCAAACTGAAGCTGAAAAAGCAGCGTTTGAGTTGTTTTTTGAAGATTTTCAAGCAGCACTAGCGCATATTCAAGAAAATACAGAATATCCAGTTATTAAGTTTCAGGGTGTTGAGGCAGATGACATAGCTGCGTACATTGTTAGTAAAAAATCAAAACTGCCTATAGAAAATATCTGGCTTGTATCAAGCGATAAAGACTGGGACTTATTGGTACAGCCCGACATTTCAAGATTTAGCTATGTTACCAGAAAAGAAGTCACCTTTAATAACTGGCACGATCACTATGACTTTGAGCCAGAAGACTACATTAGTATTAAGTGTCTTACAGGCGATAGTGGTGACAATGTTGCTGGCGTACCTGGTATTGGGCCTAAACGAGCCGTGGGACTTATTAATGAATACGGCAGTACTTACGATATTATTGCAAGTATTCCACTTACTGGTAAATATAAATATATTGAAGCACTCAACCAGTGCCGAGAACAACTAATGCTAAATTATCAACTAATGGACTTGGTCACGTACTGTGAAGAAGCCATTGGTGCAGATAATTGTAAACAAATAGACGAAACCTTAGAACTATATATAAAATGAGCTTTTTAAACATTAACCAAACCTACGACCACAATCGTGCAGTTGCGATCAAACAACAAATCCCTTGTCTAGTAGAAGACAAAGCATTCTTGCCAAAACGTGCTAACCCCACTGACGCTGGTGCAGATTTAATGAGTATGGAAGATTTGGAAATCTATCCTGGAGAACAAAAACTTGTTGGTACAGGAGTAGCATTAAAAATTCCAGAGGGTTACGCAGGCTTTATATTTAACAGAAGCAGTCAAGGAAAAAAGGGAATTACTATGCCTCATAGCGTAGGCGTCATTGATGCGGACTATCGTGGCGAAATCAAAGTTCTCTTAAAAAATATTTCCGAAGACCCGTATAAAATTCAACGCGGCGATAGAATTGCTCAGCTGGTTCTTATGCCAGTTCTGCTGCCTGCATTTACGGATATTTGGAACGACACAGAACGCGGTACTGGCGGCTTCGGCAGTACTGGTACATAAAGGAAATCATGACATTCAGTACAAGAGCACAAGTAATAACACGTCGTACATATAATAGACCAATTTCAGACGACGGAAAACAATTTGAAACTTGGCAAGATACAGTTGCCCGAGTAGTAGATCACCAAGAATGGTTGTGGCAGCGAGCTGCTGGACGTGATCTTGATGACAAAGAATACGCAGAACTCTATGATCTTGAGCAGTTAATGCTAGATCGTAAAGTTTCAATGAGTGGTCGCACACTTTGGTTAGGTGGCACAAACGTAGCACAGACTCGTGAAGCATCACAATTTAATTGCAGTTTTACACAAGTTGAAACAGTTTATGACGTAGTAGATGTTCTATGGCTGCTGTTACAAGGTTGTGGAGTAGGATTTAAACCTATTGTTGGTACACTAAACGGATTCTCAAATCCCATCAAAAACATTCGTGTAGTACGCAGCGAACGCACTGCTAAAGGTGGTCGAGAAAGTAATAGCGAAACTTGGGATTCACAAACCAAAACGTGGACTCTGCAAATTGGTGACTCAGCAGAAGCTTGGGCAAAATCTATTGGCAAACTACTGGCAGGTAAATATCCAGCAGATACATTAGTGCTAGACTTCTCACAATTACGTCCTGCTGGCGAAAGGTTAAAAGGCTATGGTTGGATTTCTAGTGGTGATAGTGCTATTAGTAGCGCTTATGTTGCTATTGCCAATATTCTTAACGGTCGTGCTGATAGCTTACTTAGCCGGATGGATATTCTGGATATTGTTAATCATCTGGGGACTATATTATCTAGTCGTCGTAGCGCTGAGATCGCCCTCTTTGATTACGGACAACCAGAATGGGAAGAATTTGCAGTAGCTAAAAAAGATTGGTGGTTACATAATAACAGTCACCGTCAGCAATCAAATAATAGCCTAGTATTCAAAGAAAAGCCGCATCGCAGCGATCTAGAAAAGATTTTTCAACTAATGTTGGAGGCAGGTGGAAGTGAACCAGGTTTTATCAATGAAGTTGAGGCGTTACGCAGAGCCCCTTGGTTTAAGGGTGCCAATCCTTGTGTCGAGATCTTGCTTGGAAACAAAAGTTTCTGTAACCTTACGGAAACGGACATTGGCAAGTTCAAGGGCGACACCGCAGGGTTACACAAAGCCATTAGACTGGCGGCTAGAGCAAATTACAGACAGACTTGTGTTAACTTACAAGATGGTATCTTACAAGAATCCTGGCACCTCAACAATTACTTCTTGCGTCTTTGTGGAGTCGGTCTCACGGGGATCGCTAAGCGTCCTGATATGACTGGCTATGACTACGAGTACCTAAAGCGTACTGCAACTGCTGCAGCTGTAGGTATGGCTGAAGAACTAGGGTTGCCAGCTCCTAAAAATATTACTTGTGTTAAGCCATCCGGTACCTTATCAAAGATCATGGATACTACAGAAGGTATTCATAAGCCGTTAGGTAAGTATATTTTCAATAATGTTCAGTTCTCCAAGCATGACCCTGTTGTTGATAAACTTCGCGAAGCTAACTACAGGGTAATTAATCATCCGACTGATGATAGTGGTGTATTAGTAACTTTCCCAGTTGAGTGGGCAGATGTTCCTTTCCACAAGTATGACGGTAAAGAAGTTAACCTAGACTCTGCCATTGAACAACTTGAAAAGTATAAACTAATTCAGACCAGTTGGACACAGCAAAACACTAGTGTAACAATTAGCTATGGTACAGAAGAAGTACCTGCTATTATTGACTGGTTACTTGAAAACTGGGATTGTTATGTAGGCGTTAGTTTCATCTATCGTACAGACCCTACTAAAACTGCCAAAGACTTAGGTTATCTATATCTTCCGCAAGAAGTAGTAACCGAAGAAGACCATAATGAGTATGTAAAATTACTCTTAGAAGTCAACTTAGAAAACACCAACAGCTTCGATGAAATTCTAGATGCTGAGTGTGCCACGGGCGCGTGCCCAATTAAATAACCCTTTATCTATATAAACATGAACGATATTAAATTTACCTTAACCGAACTTTCCGTTGACGAAATAAACGCTATTTTGGCTGGTTTGCAAGAACTACCAGCAAAAATTGCTAATCCTTTGACACAAAAGGTTCGTGAGCAAGCTGAAGCACAATTGCCAAAGCAAGATAGCGCTCCACAAGCTGCTACCATGCAATAAATTTTGCTGTAAAACAAAAAGCCCCTAAGTAGCAATACTTAGGGGCTTTTTTATTAGCCGTCTGAACTTGATAAAAATACAGCTGCAAACTCCAGTGTTTTTGAATCGGTGCGCTCACGCATGATTTGGTCTCGTTTTTGACGGCTCCATGAGAAACCGCCATCACCACCCCATAAATCCCAAGCTACACGACCTTTTGACGGAAAACCTTCTTCGCCACTATTAAACCCAGTAGCTTTTTTGTCTACCTCATGTCTGCTAAAAAATGAAAACATTCTTAGCACAGTTGTAGCCGTTAGTGGGTCTCGGTCTTTTAGCTGATTTGCTCGTGCAAGCCCAACTAAGGTACCGCCCGGGTTACCTTCTTCATGCCATTTTAATGCACGTCGTGCGGCAGTAGCCATGCCTTCTGTTGGTGTATATGTCTCTGCCATAATTTACCTTTAATTTCTATAAGCCATAATAATTTGTTTGCACATTTTACTACGTACAATGTCTTCGTCTAAGAACCTAACAATTTCAATGCCAGGAATGCCCGTTAATCTATTTACAGCATCTGGTAAGCCACTATCTGCAATATCAGTTTGGTCTGGATCTCCAGAAAGGATAACTTTACAGTTTTTACCAATTCTGGACAATAACATTTTAAACTCAGTTTTAGTCATGTTTTGAACTTCATCAACTAAAAGGATGGCGTTTTCAAATGATACACCGCGCATAAAACCCAACGGTTTTGGTTCGATAGCTCTAGATTTTAGAGCGTATTCGTAGAAACCTGCGCCAAGCGTGCGTTTAAAAACTTGGTCAAACGGATCTAAGTAGGGGGCGTACTTCTCCTCTAATTCTCCAGGCAAGAAGCCTAAACCTCGGCCTGTTTCTACATTAGGTCTTGTTAAAATAATTTTATTAATTCGTCTGTGGAATAGCTCTCCAGCTGCATATGATGCTGCCACAAATGTTTTTCCAGTACCTGCTGAACCTATACCAAAAATAATATCATTATATCGGATAGCTTCTAAATACTCACCCTGAATAAAATTTAAGGGTTTAACATCTTTAAATCCATATTCAATTGGATTTTGTGGTTGAGTTTGTGCTCTGCGAGCTTTTTTTCCTGATGAACTTGCCATAACTGACCTTGGTTGGTTAGTGAACGGCTAACCACACTATAGTGGCTAGCCACTTAGTTAGATTACTTCTTCTCTGGAACCTTAGTACCTTCTAGTTTTTTATGCTGTTTGACTTCTTTGCAAACTTGTTTTGGGTTACCCTTAGCATCTTTTTGTTCAACACAGACTTTTTTAGTTTCTGCTTCAGCAAATGCTGGATTATT